GCACGCAACACGAACCGTGCAAGTGGCAGAGCCACCCGACCCGTGATGCCGATCAGCGTCGGAGACGCGTTGCACGCGTAGTTCCGCGGCAGAGCCGCACCAGCACCCACCACTGAAGGCCGATCGCCGGGCCGCGCCCGAACCCGGTCGTAGCGGTGGAAATCCTGTAGCGGCCGAATGCCCCCGTGACCATGCCGGGGGTGCCACGGAAAGCGATGCCCCATGCGTATCCCCCTGCCCGGCGCAGTACTGGGCTACCGCGCCAACGGCGCCCCCATCCTTCTGATCGCGGGCGGCGCAACCGAGAACTTCGACAGCTGGATCCCGGTCGAGTACTCCTCCAGCGTGATCCAGAAGGTCATGCAGACCTCCGCGGTCGAGGCGCTGGGCCAGGAAGTGCTGATGGCCACGAACTCCCGATCAACCCCGCGGGATTCGGGAAGCGACATCGACCACATCGCCAAGGGCGGTGCGTACGGCGAGGACACGAACCCGAACGACGCGGTGACGCTGGTCGCGCAGAAGTTCGGCCGGGGTTACCGGATCGCCGAGGAAGACATGAACGACTCCCTCGCGAACGTCATCAATTCGAAGAGGAACGCGTGGGGCACCGCGTACGCGAAGAAGTTCGACAACGCGTGCCTGGCGGCCACCGCGAACAAGACCACGAACAGCATGGCGTTCGACTCGCTGTACTACCTGCTCACGCAGAACGACACCTCGACCGGGTACACCGCGAACGCGGGCATCACCACCTCGGCCGCCAGCCCGAGCTACGCGGAGTACAACACGGCGCTCGGCCTGTACGAGGCGGGCGACTTCTTCGACGAGGGTGAGACCCACGCGCTCGCCCACCCGGACTTCAAGCAGGCGCTGCGCGGCGTGCTTGACTCGCAGAACAGGCCCATCTTCCAGGAGAGCTCGGGCGGTTTCCCGGGCGGCGGCCAGGGGCGCACCCCCGCCATGATCTTCGGCTACCCGGTCCGCTGGTCGCTGGGCGCGCGCCTGTCCGCGTCCCCGACGGCGAAGCCCACCGGCCATCCGATCATGGTCTTCTGCAACCCGCAGTACATGTACGTCGGGCGCAGGACCACGAACCCGCTGAACCCGGAAGGTACCCCCGAGTTCCAGACCATTCCGGCGAACATCAGTCCCACCGACGAGCTCTTCCTCAAGGGCCGCGCCCGGCGCGCATTCGCCCCCGGCGCCGAGCAGGCGTTCTCCATCCTCGTCGACACCAGCCGCTGACCCGCGGCATCCGGCATAGAGCACCGAAAGGACCACGGACATGCCTACAGCGGGCGGCACCGGCGACTTCGACGAGATCAAGGACAGGCTGGCGAACGTCGACGACTACGTCAGCTCCAGCGGCGAATGGGTCGCCCAGTACGGATTGGCCATCGGTGGCGCGGCTGGCCGTTTCGGTGTTGCGGCGGCGGCGACCGCGACCGCGCCGGCCAACGTGTCGGTGATCTACAGCAACGCGGCGATCCGCTCCGGCGGCGTGGTCGTGACGATCCCCGCCGCAGCCACCGTCGCCCCCGGCCGCGTGATCGTCGTCGCGGACGAGAACGGCTCGTCCACCACCGGCAACCTGATCAGCATCGTCACCCCGACGGGCGGCGGCACCATTGACGGCACCGCGCAGGGCACCGCCGTGGCGGCCACGACCACCGCCGCGCACAGCGCGAGCGCCTGGTACTCGGACGGCGCGACCGGCTGGTTCCACCTGGTTAAGCCTGCGTAAGGCACCTGATCACCCGGGCGGTTCAAGGGGACGGCCGCCCGGGTTTCGCGGCATGAAGGGAAGCGCGCGGTGAGCGAGCAGGACGAGCAGGGCGGCGGGCAGGAACAGAACCCGGTGGCGGCGCTATCAGCGCGCCTGGCCGACCTCAAGCAGGACGAACCGGAGGCACCCGCGCCGCCAGACGGGCCGGAGGCGAACGCCGAGGCGGCGATCGAAGGCGCGCCCGCAGAGGGTTACGACGCCGAACAGAACGTGTTCGTCAAGCAGTTCAACCTCGGGCTCTCCGACCTGCACCTGCTTAGCGCCGACGAACTGGCCGAGCATTCGCAGACCGCAGCGCTGCCCGACGCCGTCGCACGCGCGGCACGCGAACAGGGCTACGCCCCGACCGGTCCGGCGCGGTTCGCATACGGCGCGGCGGACGGCGACAAATCCGCGCTCAGCTTCGCCGTGCCCGTCGAACCGCGCGCCTCGGCCCCCGGCCCTGAGCAGTCGCCGGACCGAAGCGGCGACTGACCCACCCCATTCATCCGGCCCGGCGCGAGGAGGTGAACGGCCCGTGGTGTCCATCTCCCTGAGCGCGTCCGGCAAGCTCGACAAGTCCGGCGGCACGCTGACGGGCCCGCTAATCCTCGAACGTGACCCGCTGCTCGACCTCGAGGCCGCGACACGCCGCTGGGTGCTCGCGCAAGTCGGTACAAGCGGCGGCGGGGGCGTGCAGATCGCCGCCGACCTCGGCGGCACCGACGCCGCGCCGCTCGTCATCTCCACCCACCTGGTCGCGCCGCTGCCGCTCGCCCAGGGCGGAACCGGACAGGGCACCGAGGCGGGCGCGCTCACGGCCCTGGCCGGCGCGCAGGCCGCCGGACGCTACTTGCGCTCCGACGGCACGAACACGGCGCTGGCCGCGATCCAAGGCGCAGACGTGCCCACCCTGAACCAGTCGACGACGGGCACATCGGCGAACATCACCGGCGTCGCGGCCATCGCGAACGGCGGCACCGGTCAAAGCACGCGCCAGGCGGCCGTCAATGCACTCACAGGCGCTCAGTCCGCCGGGGCGTACCTGCGTTCGGACGGAACCAACGCCACACTCGGCCCGATCCAGGCCGGGGACGTCCCCACGCTCAACCAGAACACGACCGGCACGGCCGCAGGCCTCAGTTCCACCCTCGCGATCGGCTCCGGCGGCACAGGGCAGGCCAGTGCGGGCGCCGCGTTCAACGCCCTCTCCCCGCTCGCCAGCCTCGGAGATTTGATCTACGGGTCGGGCGCGAACAGTGCGGCACGCCTGCCCGGCAACGCGGGTACGGTCAAGCAGTTCCTCACCCAGGCCGGCAACGGAACCGTGTCGGCCGCGCCCGCATGGGGCGCGATCCAGGCGGGCGATGTGCCCACGCTGAATCAGAGCACGACCGGGACCGCGAGCAATATCACGGGTGTCGCCGCTATCGCCAACGGCGGTACGGGGCAGAG